ATTGATTTACATCCGTCAAAATAAAATCAAAGCCCAATCCAATAATATTGGTTGAGCCACGCTTTATAGCTTCACGAATAGCATTTATGCCTGCGTTGCTTCTTGGTCTATTGGGATTACACTCTACAGGCTCCCAACATTCGTCATGTGGAGGCACTATGAATCTAGACATTGGAAAATCACTGGCATTTATTTCATCAATCATACCCTGATCTATTGCTATCAGATAGTCAGGTATTTCATAGTTTGGTTTGTAATCACGATAAAGGGCATTACAGCCATAAATGGTGCCATGCCCCTTTAGTAAATTCAAATCAAAGTTTTTGCGAGATGTGCCGTTGGCTATAATAAAAGAAGATTCACTCATATTAATATATTACCAGTGTTTAGATATTCCTGGGAATGCAATCTTCACTGCTTCTTTCTTAATTTTTAAATCGTGATTCTTTATGCGAAGAATTAACTTAGCATCATGTGCATCGATAGATTCTAAAAACTGAATAAACAACTGTTCACGCTTCAACTGATTTAATTCTAATCCCTCTGGCGTGTTTACAAAATATACTATTCGACGGGTCTCAGAATAGAGCCTGCCCTCCTGATCTGCTGCCTCTGGAAGTGGACGATATGGAGGATCACCTTCTGGAAGCAACCACTTCACTGTTGGATCCATAGCATATCCAACAATATCTTTTAGAGGTTTGCTATTGTTTATCTTTAGAATATCAGCTTGTTTTTCCACAGTCTTTTGTTTTTCAACCTCTAAGATAATACTCGATAAAGCTTTCATATTTTATCTCCTTAAAAATCACTCATATGTTCAGTTAGAGTTTTCAATCTATTTTCCATAAAATAACTCATAATACCAGAACGATCTACTGGTGTCTGTGTGTTATATAGATCCATAACTTTTTCTTGAATTTGATTTGGAATTTTATCCAAGTTCACCATAATTTCATTGCGAATATAACCACGTAACATTTTTTCATCACAGAAATCTTTTGGATTCAGTGTGGCCCACTGATCTATTTTTTCCCTAGAAATGACTTTTTGACGTTTATTGTTTATGAATGTATCATCGTCTGAAAGGAAATTAGGCACACCATCACCGCGATCACCTAAAAGGATGTGCTCCCGCAAAAATCGTTCAGGATTGTCTATGTGAATTTCTTTTTTCCGAATAGGAGAAAATTGATAGACATTAGAATATTTCTGAAGCTGAGTGAAATCTTTATCACCAGACAGAATCAAAATCTTCTCTTCACTCTGTTCATTAAAGAACACACCATAAGAATGACAAATAGAAGCTATAACATCGTCCGCTTCGGCTCGATCAATTTGAATGACCTTATAAGGCATTTTAGTTCTGAGTTCTTGTTTGATTTTTTCCATGGCATCAAAGATAGCTGCCCAGTCGTGTTTAGATGATTCGCGATCTTTCTTTCTGTTCGCTTTATAGTAAGGAAACACATCCTTACGCCAAAAATTTTTATCGTCACAACAAATTACCAATTCGCCATATTCTACTTTGAATCTACTGCGATATGAACGCAAAGAATTTAAAGCCATATGGCGAATAAGATTTTCTTCAATCTTAGAGTTTTTGGATGCAGCGATTTGCATCATAAGATTGGAAATCATAACCTGTGAAAAATCTAAGAGTATCATAATATACTCACTCCAATAATCATTACTATATTATATAGTTATGACATTATATTGTCAATTATTCTTTAATTTTGACGCTTTCTCTATAGCCTGAATCATATCGCCCATAGGAGCCTGTAGTGGATGATTAAAATTCATTGTTTTGTAAACGGAAGATCGTAAACATTCCACAGTCAAAGCATAAAATTTTTGAAATTCTTCACCACTAACATCTACACCAGCCATGGCTAGTTTTGAAATTAGTGCAGTCGCATTTTCATCTACCAAAAAATTCAGATAATTTTTCTGAACACTAGCCATCATTCCTTTCATAGAAGCTGGAACAGGAACTCTTACTACTTTATTAGGTGGAAATGAAATTACAACATTAGCTTGTGTTGTCATTTCACGATTCTTAAGATTAGAGTATTTTCATTTATACGACCATTCGCCTTGATAGACTTGGTCTTTAATTTATCGAACGCTTTCACAATAGATTTAATTCCGCCGTTCAAAATAATAGGAAGAGTCTCATTAGGCTTACGGAGTTTCTTACCCATAGACTGTTTTTCCTCGTAGTTTTTAAGTGTTGTACCACGCATTTGTAATCCAGAGCGATCCAGCGCAACATAGTGGTGTAGCACTCTATATTTAGTGTTAAACAACCATACTTCATTGGCACCAATAATCTTGGTTGGATCAATACTAACAATCTTGAGCGCGGTATCTTCTTTCTGATACTTTATGCCCTTGATCTGTTTCTCAACAGATTTTTCACGCTTCTTACGAGGCTTGCGCGAACCTTTAAAGTTATTGTTCCACGTTTCACAATCCTTTACGATCATATAATGAAAATTATACAACGCAATCATCTGCTTCTTAGAGAAACGTGAGTATCCCTCCACTAAATCTGGACTTTTCTTAGAAATAGCATCATTAATTTCTAGCATCTTCGGAAGATAATATTCTGAAATACGTTGTGCAATCATGGGCTTGATTTTATAGCTGGAAAGCCAGTCGTAACAATTAAATTCGGATTGGAACTTTTTGATGAACTCATCTAACTTTTCTTCAAGATCAGCGATATAGTTATTTGCCGTAATACGGACATAATCTTTGATAGAAAGAACTGGAGCAGAATTCTTAGATATCTCTATCTTTTTCTTTTGGTTTGAAATCTTCTTGCTGTATGAAATTAGTTCATCTATCTTAGATTCAAATCTATTCATGCGGAACTTGTCAGCAACGAATCCACGCATAAACATGCGACACAATGCAACAACAGAATTAGGGATTCGCCAATGTTCGATGTGGCTGAACGCTCGAATATCTCTCTGATGATAATTCTTAGAAGCTAGATAAGTTGTGACAACAGGAATCTTATCCTTATCTGTTATGATATAATTGTACCAATTGTGTGCTAAAACGACTCGACTCTCAATTTGAGACGCATTAAGTTCGTCAATATCATCCCAAATTGGTTCAGCACCAATATATCTTTCATCGAGAGAGCCAGCTCGAATAGTCTTATTCAGCCCGCGTGTTATCTTGCTCTTAGACATCTCATATCCTTAGATTCATTTACAAATTATATTCTATCACGAATCTTGCTAATTGTCAATCACTAAAAAAACTAATGATTTCAACCATATAGCGGATAAATTGGAGCATTTGTATATGGGATTGTATATGATGACTCTCTTTGTATATTATACAATTTATATGATTTACACTTAAACAATTCTATGATTTTATTGGCACAAAACAGCGAATCACAATTACCACACATAAATACATCAATAGATGCATATTCAGTTTCTGGCCAAGTATGAATACTAATATGTGATTCAGCCAGCATAATCAATCCCGTGACACCATACTCACCACCAAAATGATGAAAGTGGCTGGAAATGATAGTCGCACCAGCTAATTTAGCTGATTCCTCCAATATTCCACGAATGTATGACTTATCTTTTAACGAAGACGAACTTACACCATCACATTCAAGAATGATATGTTTTCCACCAGGCTCAACCATTGTTTATGCTTGCCTTGTTAGAAATGTTTGTCTAATTGTTTTAGGCATAAAAAATTCATTTACAGTTCGAATAACCTCACTAATGTTATATTCTTTACATGAGAACACATCAATATAGCAATCGCCCGTGTCGTTACAAAAATGTCCGCAAATATTACTTGTTTCAATAAGTTGAACCAGTGTGAATCCTTCCTTATCGCCCTCGCCAAAGTGAATAACTTGTGGTTCTCCATATGCTTTCATATCAATACGTCTCACTAATTCCTTAGCGAAAGCTTTTACATTTTCAGCATTTGTAATCAGTTTGATATTACATGAAGAACAATCTAAGGCCAGGTGATGTCCCCAATAAGTCATTTCGTCATTCTCCTAACTTCACGAAGTCTAAATTATTAGTTGTATCATATGTTAAATTGCACCAAATGTCAAAGAATTCCTTTATTTCTTCTTCATTTACTTTCAAATGTTCCACGTCCTTAATAAGATCATACATCTTACCATTCAAATCCACTGAAAATGTGACCACATCATATTCTGCTCTACCAAAAGTAATTACTGGCTTTAGGTACAAAAGGCTTTCCATACCTACTCCAGAATTTACTACGACTACTGCTTTTGCTTTTGGTATCAAATCATGTATAGAAACATCATCAACCCATATTGAATTTGTATATTTAGTAGATATTTTTTTCAGATTTTCCATACTGCCTGGATTTACGGGATGTCCT